ATGTCAGGCCTCCAAGAAATCTTTAGAGCACCGGCCTATTTGACTTTCCTCTTTCCGGCGAAACGGGAAGAGAGAAACCATGGGCGACCCTCGCACCGTCCCTGCCGTCTCCGGTCCTGAACTCGAAAGGTTCTATACCGAAGGCTCGCCGGCCTATCAGGCCGAAACCAGTCACATAATTACCGAAACCGGAGTAGAATCTGGCCTCCGCGCAGCATTCGCCTATTCAGGCGAGGCCGATTTGCGGCTGGCGTGCTGCGGCAACCTGCGCGCCTCGACGCCCAAGCACAAGCCTGATTGCCAGTTGGTGGCCGAGAATTGCCCTGGCTGCGTCGACGGCGGATTGCCGCATCTGCGCTCCTGTCGGGCCGCTGTCGGCGTTGACGTGCCGGGGGTGGGCCTGGTTGAGGATTTCAAGTATCCCGACGCGGCCTCATTTGCGCCGGGGCGGCCGCATGTTGCCGGCGAAGTGCCGGAGCCGCTGCGGCGGGTGGTGCGGTCTGTGGATGAGGAGCGGGAACGGCTTCTCTGCGGGCTGCTGTTTGCCGCCGCGCAACTGGCCAAGGGCACTGTCGGGCACATCGATCTGAACGTTGACGATGGGGCTGCCGCGCGGGTGTGGACCTGCCGCGAATGCAAGCGCTCAGTGTATGGCACAGGCGCGATTCAGCACAAAAAGAATTGCCGTTGCGGCCGCGTGCTGCAGATCCTCGACGATCTGCAGGCGCTGCCGTCGCTCGATGTTGCGCAGTTCGACCTGCCGAGACAGGAGATTGTGCCAGAAGAGGGAGACGGCGCCGCGAGCGAAGGGATTGGCGCGGGCGGTGAGTTTGGAGAGCCGTGGCGCGTGGAGCATGGCGATATTTTGGGGCGCACGCGCATCTTCGACCGCGACGGGGTTTTGGTGGCGAAGGCCTGCGGTGCGGCCGCGAATGGAACGAGGCATCGGGATCTGGCTCACCGCATCGCGGATTGCGTCAACTCGGCGGCAGGCAACCGGAGCCGGCTGGACGATGAGCGCTGCATTGAGCTCTATTGCCGCCTTTGCGGCGAGTGGAATGGCCGCTGGACGTACGAGGTGAAAGAGAGCGCGGTGGTTACGGCGGGGCCTCTGCGCCGGGATCAGTGCATTCTGGCGGGGCTCAATTCACATACCTACACGCTCTATACCCACCATTGCGCACAGCTCAGCGATCAGGCGGTGACGAAATGACGGCCGCGAAGAGGATCGCGGAGCAAACACTGGTGGCCCTCGCTGAGCCGGAGCTCGGCCAGGTGCAGATGATTCCACTTGAGCGCCTGGATGCGAGCGCTCTCAACCCACGCAAGACGTTCGATGAAGCTGGGCTGAAGGAACTGGCTGCATCGATCAAGCAGAGCGGCATCCTGTCGCCGCTGCTGGTCCGGTGGATGCGCGCCGTAGTGGTCGAGCTCAAGGATGGCACGGTATACGACATGCCGTTTGGGCAGCCTTCGGAATCTAGCAAGCTCATAATGCATCCCGACGCGATACGCACCGAGATTGACGATCGGTACGAGATCGTTGCGGGCCATCGGCGCTCGGAAGCTGCGACCATCGCGGGCCTCACGGAAGTGCCGTGCATCGTGCGCGAGATGGACGATGCGACGGCGGCCGACGAAGCGCTGACTGAAAACCTGCAGCGCGTGGACGTGCCAGCGCTCGAACAGGCCGAGGCCTTCGGCGAGCTACTCACGCGCCATGGCTCGATCGAGGCCGTAGCGGCCAGGGTGGGCAAAGACGTGGCCCACGTCGCCAAGTCGCTCAAGCTGCTCACGCTCACGGCCTGGTCTCAAGATGCGTTGCGCGAGCGGCTCATCACCGTCGACCACGCGCTGCTGTTGGCGCGGCTGGGTGACGACGATCAAAACGCCGCGCTGAAGTGGTGTCTTGATCGGCAGGCCGGCGTGAAGGTTCCAGTTGCCAAGGTGATTGCTGATCGTGTTCGCAGGCTCAATCCAAAGGCCGCGCTGCCGGTGGAAGGCGCCGAGGCCGGGGACGACTTCGATGAAGACGGGGACGAGGGCGAAACCGAGAGCGCGCGGCCGTCGAGCTGGAATCACCGCTGGGAGCCGGAGAGCGTTCAACGGCTGAAGGAGCATATCGCGTCGGAGTCCGGAACGCCGCTGAGCCGCGCGCCCTGGCCGATGGAGGAAGACTGGCTGCTGCCTGATACCGGGAGCTGCCTTGATTGCCCGAAGAACACCAAAGCCAACACACCCCTGTTTGGCGATCTCGACATCACGGCGCCGATCTGCACGGACGGCGCGTGTTTTAAGGCGAAGACGGGAGGCTTCGTGTTGTACGGCATCGAGACCGCAAAGAAAGACAGCAAAGACGTCAACGGGATGCCGCTGCCGGTTTTGCGTGTGAGCTGGAAGGCGACGACCACGGCCCCGCGGCAGATCAAGAATGGCGGCGGTGTGAACCCGGCGCAGTTGTTCAAGGCCGGCCAGTGGGAGCACGCGACAAAGAAGTGCGAGTACGCGCGCGCGGCTGTCACGGTGGATTGGAGCGACGATGGTAACCGCGGTTACATAGACGACGACAACAAAGCGCGTAAGCCGGGTGAGATTGTGCGGGCGTGCATCGAGCCGGTTTGCAAGGTGCATCCCAAGGCCTATCTCAAGGCGGCGAAAAGTGGCGGTGTCGGGAGATCGGGGCAATCCGAAGCAGAGCGTAAGGCAGAGTATGAGAAAGAGGAAAAAGCGCGCTACGGCGAGAATCAAAATCGCGTAGCGAAAGCCTTCGAAACCATCGCCAAGGTTCAGACCATCGTAGAGCCCGCGCTGCGAAACATCCTCATCGAAGTCCTGGATAATGCGGCGTTCGATGAAAAGGTTGTCGAGAAGCAGCTCTGCCCGTATCTGCGTCAGGACCTGCAAGGCCGCGCTTTGCTTAGCCCGCATTTTGCTCAGGCCCTAGCTTCGCTCTACCTGATTACGCAGGGTCTCAGTATCGACAAGTGGAGTGAACCTGGGGATATGCGCAAGGAATTCGACGCCGCTTGCAGACTCCTTGGATACGAAGACTTCGCACAAAAGCCGAAGAAGACGGCCCCGAAGGCTACGCCGAAGAAGGCCGTGGCGAAGAAGAAGCCTGCAAAGAAGGTGCCCAAAAAGGCGGCCAAGAAATGACACTCACCATCGTGCCGGATCGATGCAGGTATTGCGGATGCACGGAGCAGGAGCCTTGCTGGAGCTGCCGGATGGTGCATGACGGCGTGTCCTGGTACGGCCCCAGCAAGACGGTTTGCAGCCAGCCTGGCTGTATGAGGCAGTGGGATGCGATGCAGGCGCAGGCCAAGGCCGCTAGGCCGAGGAAACGCGCGCCGTGGGAGATCGAGCAGCTGCGGCGCACGGAACGCAACGAACGCCGGCGGCGCCGGCGGAAAGGACGGGCGGCATGAAAAGCAAAGGAATGGGGACGAGGGACGAGGGCCTGGGGATCACGGGCGAGGGACTCTGGGGCGACGGGCCGGAAGCGCCCAGGCGCGGGACGCAGTTCACGTCGGCGCGGTTGCGGGTGTGCGAGGCGGAGGGCTGCGGGCGCTGGGTGCCGGCGGAGTCGCGTTTCTGCGCGAAGTGTACTGAGGAGATCGACGCCCTCAATGAGATGACCCGTGGGCCGCGCGGCGGCCGGCTGGAGAACTTCGCGTATATCTCGGCGACCGTGGTGGTCATGGTGTATCTCGCCTGGGAGACGCGCGGTTTTTGGATTGAGTGGGCGCAGATGATTGTGTCGGCTTGCGGGAGGCCGTGATGGGCAAGCCGAAGAAGGTTCTGTTTGAACTTATTACTCGCGAGCAGGTTTTCTTGAGCGGGCAGCCTTACGAGCTGCTCGATGAGATACGCGCGGAGCAGCACTTTGATATTGCCGCAGCCAATATCGCGCTGGCATGGCGGAAAGGCACGAAGCCGAATGCCGACGGCAAGATCGTGCTGGGGCGTTGCGTGAAGGCCACAGATCTACAGCGCGAGCTTATTGACTACGACTTTGTGATCGTGCTCAACAAGGAATTTTGGGAAGACCCGGAATTCGATCGCGCAAAAAAACTAGCGCTTCTGGATCACGAGCTGTGTCATGCGGCGCGGGCTGTCGACGCGGACGGCGAGCCGATGATCGACAGCAAGCAGCGGCCAGTGTGGCGCGTGCGGGGCCATGACGTCGAGGAGTTTGAAGAGATTGTGGCGCGGCATGGTGTGTGGAAGCGCGACCTGGAACGGTTTGTCGAGGCGATTGCGAAGCGGAAGAAGAGTCCGCTGTTTGCGGCCGAAGATAAGCGCCAGGATCCATCGATAACCCAGCGCCTCATTGCGTTGGCTGCAAGCGAGGTTGGCCGCGACCCGGAGCGATTGGCGGAGGCGCACAGATTAATGTCTGACGATCCCGCATTTTCCGGTGTGCTCGGTGCAATGGATAACCTGGCGCAGTCGGTTCTGACGGGAGAGGCAAGGAGTCTGACTATCTCTGCGCCGGGGATGGAACCTGTGGTTATCGATAGGGCGGCAGCGGCTCGGATTCATGGCCGCGCAAAGAAGAAGAAATAAGTTTCGCGCCATTCGAGGGATTGGCGCGGGAGGGTGCGGCGGGGCCGCGGCCGAGGCGTACCGGGTGAAAGCGAAGCTACGATGTCCATTGCCTGACGGCTGCTGAAACGGACGAAGCTGAAGCGAGTAGGCTGGGAAACCGGGCGCAAGCGCGGGTAAATTAGCAGGCCGGCGATCACACCCGCGCCGCCGCACTTAGTAACTGAAATGCAGGGTTTTTCCGATGGCTGAAGCGAAGAAAGGTCCGGACTGGGCGCGGACGGGGACGGTTGCGGGGTACGCGGATTGGCTGCGCAAGAACAGCGACGCGATCTGCGTGCTTGTGATCCGGCCGCATGACTCGGTGTTTTCGGTGGACGAGCGGTGCAAGCCGCAAGACGCGGAGGATCTGGTCAAGGATTATGTGCCGCGCCTGGCTGAACGAGTGGAGCAGACGCGGCGGGAAAAGAAGCAGGCGGCGCGGCTTGAGTTGGGGCAGCTGACGGAATGAGGGGATGAATGCGAAAGCGAATTGAGAAACTGACGGCGGCGCAGAGAGCGCGCTTTGACGAATGGGCTGATAGGTGGATAGAGATCGGCCTTCGAACTGGAGATGCGGATAGGCCGCGGTTTGAGGCATCGGTTCGGGAGTGTTACCGCTTCGCTGGCCTCGAGCCGCCGAAGGTGATTGTCTGGACGACCTCCCCCCTCGCAGTCGCATTAGCGGGGCCGATCGCCGCTCTCTTCATCGAAATGCATCGCGGCGCGGTTGACGACGCGGTTCGCGGCGCGGTTGACGACGCGGTTCGCGGCGCGGTTCGCGGCGCGGTTGACGACGCGGTTGACGACGCGGTTCGCGGCGCGGTTGACGACGCGGTTCGCGGCGCGGTTCGCGGCGCGGTTGGCGACGCGGTTCGCGGCGCGGTTGGCGGCGCGGTTGGCGGCGCGGTTCGCGGCGCGGTTGACGGCGCGGTTGGCGGCGCGGTTGGCGGCGCGGTTGGCGGCGCGGTTGACGACGCGGTTCGCGGCGCGGTTCGCGGCGCGGTTGACGGCGCGGTTCGCGGCGCGGTTGGCGACGCGGTTCGCGGCGCGGTTCGCGGCGCGGTTCGCGGCGCGGTTGGCGACGCGGTTCGCGGCGCGGTTGACGGCGCGGTTCGCGACGCGGTTCGCGGCGCGGTTGACGGCGCGGTTGGCGGCGCGGTTCGCGGCGCGGTTGGCGACGCGGTTCGCGGCGCGGTTGACGGCGCGGTTGACGGCGCGGTTGACGACGCGGTTCGCGACGCGGTTCGCGACGCGGTTGGCGACGCGGTTGGCGACGCGGTTGGCGAGGTTCTGCGTCGATCATGGGGATCTGTCATCGGCGGCCAGTTTTGGGCGGGCGGATGGTGGTGGGGTGGCGCGTGGACCTCATTTTTTCGTGAGGTATGCGACCTTGCCTTAGAGGGCGATCTGTGGGAACGCGCCAGGGCTTACGAAGCAACCATGGAGTCTGCATGTTGGTGGTGGCCGCATCGCGATTTCGTGATTGTCAGCGAAAGGCCATTAGCCGCTCATTTGGAACTGGCGAACCCCGATAGGCCTCGTGGTTGGGGGTCACATCGCCTGCATTGCGAAAGCGGCGCGGCGGTTGGATTTCGCGACGGATGGGGAGTCTGGGCGTGGCACGGAGCACGCGTGCCGCAGTTCGTCATCGAGCAGCCCGAATCGATCACGATTGAGCATGTGCGCAAGGAAGAAAACGCGGAGATCCGGCGCGTGATGATCGAGCGGATGGGCTGGGAGAACTTCTGTTCTGCAGCCAAAATGAAGCTCATTCACGTCGACGAGCTTCATTCCAACTTTCCCGATATTCCGGTTTCAGAGTTGATCGACGCCGGCCAGCGGCTGGTTACGCGCTATCGCGAGGGCGTTGAACGCGCCGAGCTGCTCGAGGCGCAGGATCTGCGCGACTTCGAGGATCGGCCGCTGCGTTTTGTGCGGCTCACGGATCCGTCAACGGGCCGGCAATACACGTTGCGCGTGCGCCATGACCACACGCGCTGCTATGAGGCAGTCGGCTGGACCTTTGGCCTGACGGAGACCGAATACAAACGCGGCCGCTTTATCCGCCAGGGAGATGTATTTCTCAAGCCGCTCTGCGGCGGTCCTCTGCAGCAGACTCACTCTTAACCCTGCACTGTCGCGACGGTGCGCAACCGCAACAATCAACCGAAAGGATCGTCCGATGATTCAACCAAAAGTGATTCCAGAAAGCGCAAAGCGTGTTCCACTTCGGCCATCATCACAGCTTCATGTCGAACGTGGCGGAGGCCGACGTTGCCGACCTGGTCGAAATGTACGAGGGCGAAGACGGCAATACTTACGTTCGCGTGCTCGGCGAGCCTGGCGACGTGTCGCTTGTTCACCAGGAGCACAAGGCCCACGTGGTCCCTCCGGGCGAATACAGCGTGACGATCCAACAGGAAAACACGGATTGGGGCGCGCAGCCCGTCGCCGATTAAGGACCGCAGTGATTCAACGTTTCCAGCCGAAGCGCCGCTTTCTTTTGCAGACATCGCAGGCAGTCTTCGAGAGCGGCGCCTTACGTCAGGTCGTGGTTGAGGCTCAGGACGGTTTTGCCGTGCTGCGCCTCAAGGGCCTGGAGATATGAGCTACCCGATCCCATGGGGAGCCGTCTATCATCTCGCCGCAATGCGGGCAGCGGAGCGGGAACTCAAGGCCCGGAAAGCAAGCCTTGGAGTTGAGGGATAGACCGTGAAGACGAAGCGGGTGCGGCCGAAGGATGGCGGCATGGTTTGGCGGGAGGCGCTGAATGCGTTCGAGTGCTACGGGTGCGGGGAGTTTGAGGAGATTCGCGACCGGCGGCAGCGCACGCCGGACAAGCTGGCCGAGCTGCTGGAGATGCTGATTGTGGAGCACACCGAGTGCTGGGAGTTCGACGATCCGGAGATGGCGCGCAGGGCGCGGCGGTATCGCAGCGAGAAGAAGCGGCGCGTGAACCTGGCGCGGCAGGGCGTGAGCTGGAGGGGACGATGATCTCGCGAGGCCTGGCGCAGCTCGGCGGTTTGTGGGTCGGGGTTTGGTGGTTCATGGCGGGGATGCTGCTGGAGCGGATCTTGAGTACGAAGCGGAAGCGGCCGGCGCGGAAGAGGGGGCGAGCGAAGGGTGCTGTGAAGAGTCAGGCAAAAGGGAGCGGAAATGAATGAAGCAAGCAAGACGGTGACGCCGCTCAAAGAAATGGGCATCACGAAGCAAGAGGAAGAGATCGGCTTAGAAGCCTTAGTCGATCTATGCGTAGAACTGCCTGTTCCGCGTGAAATGACGCGCCTTGTCGCCGGCTATCTCGCTCGGCAATTCGGGCGCATCGCTGAGCTAATGGTAGAGACCGACGCGCTGGCAGCAGAGAATCAGCGGCTCAGGGATTTACTCAATACGCCCGAAGTCGATGACTTTGATAATGCCATCCCGCTGGAAGCAGCTCACCAGGTTGAAAGGTGGGGCGTGCAGGGCGACGCCGGCAAAGCACCGATGGATTGGTTTTGGCTAGTCGGATATTTGGCTGGAAAAGCCTTGGCCGCGCACCTAGCGGGGAACATCGAAAAGGCCAAGCATCACTGCATAAGCACGGCAGCCGTGCTTCGTAATTGGCACGCTCATATTCGCAGGGGCGAAACACTCATGCGGCCCGGCATCTCCGCCGAGGCCCGCACGGGAGAGGAAAAGGCCTAACTCAAATGCTAGGCGAGGAGAAAGAGAGAGCGATGAAAAAGGCAACGGCTGTAGGGGGGGGGCAACGTGGCGCGAGAGCTGCGGAGCCAGCGGTGAGCGTGGTGTCCATGGACGACGTGCCGGCGTCGCCGCTGGGAAGGAATGCGTCGAAGTACGACGACATGTACGAGCAGGTCTGCCGGCTCAAGGCTGGGCAGGCGCTCCAGGTGCAATGCAGCTCGCAGAGTAACGCGGCTTATATCCGCACGGCGATGGGTAAGCGGGCGAAGAAGGATGGACAGTTCCTGAGCAGCAGCCGCTCGGCGGATCAGATGACGCGGTATTTCTGGCTGGAAAAGGCCTAACTCAAAACCAATGAAGTTTACGGAAAACAGACGCTGCGCCTGGGTTGAAGCGGCGCACGGGAGAGCACTGTGACGGCTGCTTCGAGGAAGACTTACTGCCGGAGGCCGCTGTGAGCGTGCGCATGATGGCGGACGTGTGGTCGTCGACCATGCACGATCCGGTGCAACTGGCTGTATTGCAGGTGATCGCCAACTCGGCGCAGGACGATGGCACGAATGCTTATCCGGGGATTCGGCGGATTGCCGCGATGAGCCGCTACAGCGAGCGCACGGTGAAGCGCAAGCTGGCGGAGCTGGCCGACGAAGGGTGGATCAGTCTTGTGGCGCGAGGGGGCGGAGCTCATGTGGTGACTGAGTACCGGCTGAATGTGGACAAGCTGAAACAGTGTCAGGATGTCACCCTTTTGGCGAAGGGTAAAAGGGTGTCAGCGGCGACCAAAAAGGGTGACAGCCGTGCAAAAAAGGGTGTCACTGACGACAATCCCCCACACCCCCTATTTGGAAGAGACGTCCTTGAGACATCCAGGAGACGAACCCCTGTAATCCCCATCGTTGCCGATGGGGACGGAGCGGGTTTGGCTATCAAGCGCGCGGTGGACCAGGTGTCGAGTGCCCTGGGCATCGCGGAGAACCGGCGCCGCAAGCGGCGCATGATCGCCGATGCAGTGAAGCGGGCCTGTGAGAAAGGCGAGCCGGCGGCAACGATTGCGCTGGGGATGATTGCGGCGGTGCGCGAGCAGGATGTGCTGTACCTGCGGCGCGAGCTGAAATACAAATTCGGCCTGGAGAAATTCCTTGGGGATGGCATCTGGCGTGACAAGAACCGCTGGGGATGGGATCCGCGGGAGATGCGGCTGCAGGCGGAAGCGAAAGCAGGGAGCGCACGATGAGGCGATTTGTGGTGATTGCGACTGTGAAGCGCGGCGCGGTGGTCCCGGCCGAGCCGCTGGATGGGGATGGTCAGGCGCGGATGTTTGCGGCTGAAGGCTGGAGCAACGCGGAGCGGCTGCATCGCGAGTGCGTGATCTGGAACGACATATTCGCGCGCAGGCAGGGGATGGGGCCGCGGCGCGCGGGGATGCGGGAAAGCAGGGCGAGCGTGGAGCGGATGATGCGGTTGGCGAGGGTGGCGGGATGAGCGCATTGGCGAGCTTGATCAACGTGGAGTGCGTTGAGTGCCGGCGCAAGGGGCATCGCTGCCAGGCTCAGATGTGGGTGAGCGTGGATGATGCGAAATCGGAGCCGGTTTGCTTGCGCTGCGCTGATGGAGAGGCGTGCTGTTTTGAGACGGCGCAGGCCGTGGAAGCGCCGGCGGTCGACGAGTTGGATGTGTTCACCGTGCCGGTGCAGGCGAGGCTGCCGCAGGGACGGAGAGAGAAAACCCCTGAATATATTTTGGTTGGAACGGAAGAGAGAGCTGAAATTATCCGAGAGCTTAAGGTCGCGCCAGCCGCACAGTTAGCTCTGAGGCATGGATTGCCTGAATCTGTGGTGAGACAGATCGTAGAACAGAAGGCTGCGAGGAATCAAGTTAGTAACGAGAACAGACCGACTGTGACGTTAGATCGAGGCATACAGGTAAAGCGGTGTTTATTTTGCGGTTTGAGCTATGGGTTGAGGCAGTTGCAGGTGCATCTGCACGAGGCTCATCCGCGTCTGCGCGCAGCGGGCCTGCGCCTTGGAGTGAGCGGGGGTAGAGGAAAAAATCTAAAGAAAAGTGAAGTTGGGGCTTTTTAGCTTCCTCAACTGCGGTTAGTGTGAATTTCGAACCCAAATAATTATCGAGCGGCAACCTGCTCGACGGTGAGCGTCGCCTGACGCTCTTTGCTTTGGCACTTTAGCGTTTTCCTTCCTCACGGCTTCCAAGCCCCGATGGCTTGGCCCACCAGAATGTCCAAGATCACTCGTGTGTTTAATGAAACGCGCCGCTTCTACATGAAGCATAAGCAGGCCGCCCAGGCCGTGGAGAACTGTGCGTGCGCGTGGGTGAGCTTCGGCGTGTCGCTGCGCGATTTGACGCTGGCCGAGGCCATTGCGGCGCGTAACCGCCAGGCGGCGATGAGGGCGCCGCTGCCGTTTGCGGAGTTGCCCGGAGTGCGGTATCTGCCGGCCCTGGGTCAGGAGTCGGCGGCCCGCGCGCAGCATGTGAGAGCGCTCGAGGCGAATCGGTTTGCGCAGGCCAGCTAGGGCTGACGGCTCCGATAACCGGTATTTATCCCAAGCAAGCGTGAGGAGCTGAGCGCATGGAGAAGTGGGTGATAGTCGCCATCACCGTTGTCGGCATCATTGGGCAATGGTTTGTGTCCAGCAGAGCTTCGGCTCGCCGCAGCGGGGAGGACGCACAGCAGCTTAAATCCATCAGCTCTGACGTTGTGGAGTTGAAAGACACCACGCGGGATCACGAGACCAGGCTTTCGCATGTCGAAGGCCGGTTAGCTCCGCGGCACGGCGCCGATTGAAAAGCAGGGATTTCCCGGTGCAAGTTATAACCATCAACCGCCAAAGGAGGCGCAATGAACTCTCTGAGTAATATCTGGAATCACCCGAAGACATCGGCGGCTGGGCTACTGATCGCGATTGTGACGGTTGCGGGCGTACTGAGCCAGCAAGGCGTAACGCTGGGCAATGCCGGCACGGGAACGATCGTCACCTTAGCCGCAGCAGTTGCGACGGCGCTGCTGGGGCTGCTGGCTAAGGATCCGAGCGAGGCTCCGAGCGCGGCAGGCTCGACGGCGAAACTGGGCGCGTGGGCGCTGATCGCGCTGCTGCTGCCGGTTCCTTTTGTTGCCGGATGCAGCCCGGCGAATGCGGCCCAGGCCATTGTCAATTGGACGCCGGCATTGCAATCCGTTGTGGCTGTCGCGGATTCCGCTGGCGCAGTGCTCGATCCCGCGGCCGGCCTGCTCTTCGTCGCGGCGACGTCTACGTTTGATACGCTCTCAAACGCGCTGGTTACGCAGGCCAAGGCCTACCTCGCGAATCCCACGGCCTCGGTACTGGCGCAGCTGCAAACGCAGGTGGTGACCTTTCAGCAGCAGGTGAACGCGGCGCTGCTGGCGGTGGCGAAGATCGGAAACCCGGCCAGCCAGCAGAAGGCTACAGCGGATGTGAACGCGGTGGGCACGGTGGTGAACGCCATTCTCGCGCTGGTTATTTCAATCTCAAGCAAAGCGGCTGTGGCGCAGATGGCCTCAGACGCGCAAATCAAGTTGGCTGTCGTGGACTCGAAAAACTATCGCCGCACCGCCGCATGCATTACGGCGGCTCACTGGGAAATTGGGCGATACGAGGCGGCGGCTGCGGTGCAGGCCACCGATCGCGATTTGCGGATGGCGGGGTTTTAAGCGTTATGGGCTGGAAGTACTCGCAGACGACGGGGCAGTTGGTGAACCCGGCAGGCAGCGGCGTGGGGTTGGGATATTCCGGTTGCGGCGAGGGGCTGAACAGCCCCGCGCAGCAGGCTGTCGCGTGCGTGGGTCCGATTCCGCAGGGGGACTGGGAGATCGGCGCATTCTTTGACGACCTGGGCGGGAAGGGTCCGATTGTCGCGCATCTGACGCCGGCGGCCGGAACGGAGACGTTCGGGCGGTCGGGGTTTATGGTACACGGCGACAACGCGGCGGGGGATCACACGGCAAGCGAGGGCTGTGTGATTCTGCCGCGGGTGTTGCGCGAGCAGTTGATGGCGAGCAGCGACCGCACGCTGACTGTGACCGCGTAGCGGGTGCGCCGTGCAAGAGCCGGACGAGGCAGCGCGCGAGGTAGCGGCGATGCAGTTCGCCGGCGGGATGTCGATCGCGCGCGTGGCGGAGATGTGGGAGCGGGATGTGGAGTGGGTTGAGGAAGCGATCCGGCAGGCGCTGCTCAAGTCGATTCCGAAACGCGATGGGGGAACGAAGATCTCGCGGGCCGATGCGCGAAACTGCCCGCCGCAGATCGCGGATGCCGCAAGAAGCAGGTCCTTCGATTTCGCTCAGGACGACAAGGCCGCGCTTGATTTTGACGACGGAGGGGTTTGAGCCATGACCGGAAAGATGACCCCGAAGCAGGCGATCTTTGCGGCTGAGTATCAGATCGACTTCAACGCGACGCGGGCCGCGAAGGCGGCTGGATTTGAGGCTGGGAGCGCGCACGTGCAAGGCGCCCGGTTGCTAAGGAATGCTAAGGTGGCCGCGGCGATCGCGGATGGGCAGGCCAGGCGCAACGAAAAGCTGGAGATCACGATCGAGCGCACGGCTCGCGAGCTGGCGCGACTGGCCTACGTTGACTCCGGAAAGCTGTACGACGAGGATGGCGCGCGAATTCCGGTGCATCGTCTGGATCCGGACACGCGGGCGGCGGTTGCGAGTGTCGAGGACGAAACAGTAGACGGACCTGGCCGCGTGCGCACGGTGACGCAGAGGCTGAAGATGGCCGACAAGGTACGGGCGCTGGAGCTGCTGGGCAAGTACCAGAAGATGTTCACGGACCGCATTGAGCACGACGGGCGCGTGACGCTGGCGCAGCTGGTGACCGGGAGTTGGGATGATGGAGCAAGCGCCGCGGCAAATAGCTAAGTGGCGGCGCGACCCGCTGCTCTTTGTGCGCGAGGTATTCAAGGTTGAGCCGGATTTATGGCAGGCTGAGGCATTGGAGCTGCTGGGCAAGCCGGGGCGCAAGCGGCTGGCGATGAAGGCTTGCGCGGGGCCGGGAAAGACTGCAGTGTTGGCCTGGGCTGGATGGCACAGGCTGGTGTGCTTCGCGCGGGGCACCGAACATCCGAAGGGAATTGCGGTCTCGATTACCGGCGATAACCTGCGACGCAACCTGTGGGCGGAGATAGCGCGGTGGCGCAATGCGAGCCCGTTTCTGCAGCGGGCGTTTGAGTGGACGGGGTCGCGGATCTTCGCGCGGGATCACGCGGAGACGTGGTTTCTGTCGGCGACCAGCTGGCCGAAGACGGCGGACCTGGAAACGATTGGGCGCACGCTGAGCGGGTTGCATTCGCGTTTTCCCTTTTACCTGATCGACGAGAGCGGAGACATTCCGCCAAACCTGCTGCGCAGTGCCGAGCAGGGGTTGTCGAGCTGCGAAGACGGGCTGATCGTTACGGCGGGAAACACGACAAGCCAGACGGGGCTGCTGTACGAAGTGAGTGTGCGGTTACGTGGGGAGTGGGACGAGGGCAAATGGGCGGTGCTTTCGATCACCGCCGATCCGGACGCACCGAACCGGACGCCCCGCGTGGACATCGAGTGGGCGCGGCAGCAGATCAAGGCTTACGGGCGCGACAACCCGTGGGTGATGGCGTATGTGCTGGGGCAGTTTCCACCGGGGTCGATCAATGCGCTGTTGAGCGTGGAGGAAGTGGAAGCGGCGATGAAGCGCTCGCCGCAGGCGGGCAGCTTTGAGTGGGCGGTGAAGCGGATCGGCGTGGACGTGGCGCGATTCGGCGACGACCGGACCGTTCACTTCCCCAGACAGGGATTGGCAGCGTTGCAGCCGGCGATCATGCGGCACACGCGAGGCAGCGCGGTGAGCGTGGATATTGCCAATCGCACGATGAACATGATGAACGACCTGGGCGCGGAGGAATCGTTCTTCGACGACACGGTGGGATGGGCGCACGGCGCGGTGGACGTGCTGCGGGCGGCCGGGCGGCCGGTGTACGCGATCCAGTTCGACAAGCCGAGCGGGAACCCGCGCTACGTGAACATGCGCGCACAAATGTGGATGGAGATGGCGGAGTGGATCAAGGGCGGCGGCTGCATGCCGCAGATCCCGGAGATGGTGGCCGAGTTGACCACGCCGACGTATTTCTTCTCCGGCGGCAAGTTTCAGATCGAAGCCAAGGACCAGGTGAAGAAGCGGCTGGGACGCTCGCCCGATTTGGCGGATGCGCTGGGATTGACGTTTGCACTGCCGGATACGCCGGCGAATGTGCGTAAGGGAATGAATGAGCGGAAACGGGAGCGGCTGGAGGAGTATGACCCCTACGCAAAGATGTGAGGTTCGGGCGTGCGGCGTGGCGGAGATCTTCGAGGATCCGGCGAGTCCGATGCTGTTTGAAGAGTACTCGAAGGAGTGCGCGAATCCGCTGCTGGGCGTGACGGCGCCGAACCGCGCGCATTACGAGGCGTTGGGAGATTTTGCGCAGTGCTTCGCTGTTCATTACGTTGACGGCGTTCTGTGCGGGTTTGCGATGGTGATCGCAGCCGTGGTCCCGCACTACGGGCGCATGTCGGCAACAGTGGAGAGTCTGTATGTGGCAAAGTACGCGCGCCGCGGCGGGCTGGGCCGGGAGCTGATGGATGCAATGGAGAGTCACTGCCGCCAGATCGGTTGCACGGCGATCTTCTACAGCGCGCCGGTGGGCGGCAGGCTGGCGCGGCTGCTGTTTCTTGATAGTGACCGCTACACGAATACCAACCATGTGTTTTGCAGGCGCCTAACGTAAACGCAACTCACCACCTGAAGGAGACGTAAATGATCAAGCCCACAATTGGCAGGGTGGTTTGGTACCACCCGCCATTCACCCCTGACTCCGGTTCTAACGAGCAGACCTACGCGGCAATTATCGCGCATGTTTGGTCTGACACTTGCATCAATCTCGCCGTTTTCAACTCGAACGGCGTGGCATCGAACCAGACCAGCGTGTTTCTGTTTCAAGGGGATGGCCCGCGGCCTGGATCGCAATATGCGGAGTGGATGCCCTACCAGCAGGGGCAAGCCGCGAAGACCGAGTCGCTCGAAAAGCAGTTGGCCGCGAAAGAATGAGCACGCTTGTAACCCGGATGGCGCCTTTGCCGGCGACGACTTCGGATATGTTGGCGCGGCTCGACGAGCTGCAGGCCGCGCTTACGGGCAATGAGCCGGTGGATGTGCCTACCGAACATTTGATCCACGCGGGGATGTATGCGCGGACGATTGCGATGCCGAAGGACATGGTGCTGGTGGGCGTGCTGATCAAGCGGCCGACGCTGGTGATTGTGACCGGCTCGGCAGCGGTGCTGGTGGGCGACGGATGGGTTGAGCTGACGGGGTACAACGTGATTCCGGCGAGCGCGGGACGCAAGCAGGTGTTTGTCTCGCGCTCGCCGGTCATCATCACGATGCTGTTTCCGACGCAGTCCGTGACGGTGGAAGAGGCGGAAGCGGAATTCACTGACGAGGCCGCGAGCCTGCTGAGCAGGCGTCAAGACGCGAACACGGTTGTCATTACGGGAGAGTGAGCCATGGCTAGCAGCGCGAAAAAGGTTGTCGACAAGTGGGCGCAGGGAGCGTTCAAGAAAAGCCATAAGGGACGGTTGCACCGCGCGCTTGGCGTGCCGGTGGACAAGCCGATTCCTGCGGCGAAGCTGCGCGAGGCGCTGGCGGGCAAGCACGGCTCCAAGGTGCGGGCGATGGCGCAGGCTGCGCACAACATCAACGAGTAACCATCCCGGAAACAGCAGGAACGAGGAGAGCGCTATGTCTGGTGCGGCGACGATTGCTGCGATTGCGGGAGTGATAGGCGCCGGCGCGGCTGTGGGCTCGACCGCGTATGGCATTGTGAACGGCCAGAAGCAAGACGCGGTGCAGCAGAAGGCGCTGACGCAACAGAACACGGCGCAGCAGACGGCCGAGGCGAATTCGTTGTCGACTGAGCGCCAGAGCGCGGTTGCGCAGAACGCGGCGAACCAGCAGGTACCGAATGTGGCGTCGATTCTGGCGCGCGCGGCGCAGATGGGCAACGGGGGCCTGAGCAGCACGATGTTGACGGGGCCGGGCGGCGTAACGGGCGCGATGCCGCTGGGCAAGAACACGCTGTTGGGGAGCTGAGGCACGGACCAGGGAATAGGGAATAGGAAAGAGAAGCCATGCCTGAGAATTTCGCAAAAATGCGGCAAAAGCTGCTGATCCGCTGGGGGCAGTTGAAGATCGAGCGCGCCAGTTGGTGGGAGCACTGGCAGGACATCTCGACGCACCTGCTGCCGTGGAATGGCCGCTACTTTCGGCAGGACAGGGATAAGGGCAGGCGGCGCAACAACAAGATCTACGACAACACGGGCATTCGCGCGCTGCGCACGCTGGCCGCCGGCCTGATGGCGGGCGCGACAAGCCCGGCGCGGCCGTGGTTCAGGCTGGGCACGCACGATCCGGAACTGAATAACGCGCAGCCGGTGAAGCTGTGGCTGGACGAGGTAGCCCAGCGGATGCACGCGGTTTTTCAAAAGTCGAACACCTACGATGCGCTGCAGCAGATCTACGAGGAAATGAGCGCGTTCGGGACGGGCGCTTCGATTGTGCTGCCGGACTTCAACACGGTGATTCGTCACTACCCGCTAACGGTGGGCGAATATGCGATCGCAACCGACTGGCAGGGCCGCGTGACGACGCTCTACCGCGAGTTTGAGCAGCGCGTGAGCCAGATTGTGAAGGAGTTTGGGTTGAAGAATTGCTCTTCAACCGTGCAGGCGATGTATGCGAGCGGGCAACTGGAGGCGTGGGTGCCGATCGTACATGCGATCGAGCCGCGCTCGGACCGCGATCCGTCAAAGCGCGACGCGCGCAATATGGAGTGGGCCAGCTACTACTTCGAGCTTTCCGGCAACAGCGACCAGGTTCTGCGCGAGGGCGGCTTCAAACAGTTCCCCGCCGTGGTGCCGCGTTGGGCGGTTGCCGGCGGCGACATCTACGGCAACTCGCCGGGCATGGAAGCGCTGGGCGACATCAAGCAATTGCAGCATGAGCAACTGCGGAAGGCGCAAGGCGTCGACTATCAGACGAATCCTCCGCTGCAGGCGCCTGACTCGCTGAAGAACCGCGACGTGGAGCGGCTGCCTGGCGGGATCACGTTCATTCCGGCCGGCGGCGCGAGCGCGAAGATCGAGACGGCCTTCGATGTGCAGCTCAACCTCGGCGAGCTGCTCGCGGACATCCAGGATGTGCGCGAGCGCATCCGGCAGAGCTTCTTCAGCGACATCTTTCTGATGCTGGCCAACTCCACGAACCCGCAGATGACGGCGACGGAGATAGCGGCGCGGCAGGAAGAAAAGATGCTGATGATGGGGCCGGTGCTGGACCGCATCAACAACGAGCTGCTGCTGCCGTTGATCGAATCGACGTTCACGCACATGGCGGAGATGGGTGCGCTGCCGGCGGCGCCGCCGGAGCTGGCGGGGATGGACCTGAACATCGAGTTTATCTCTGTGCTGGCCCAGGCGCAGCGGGCGATCGGCACCAACAGCGTGGACCGCTTCGTGGGCAGCCTGGGCACGGTGGCGCAGATGAAGCCGGACGTGCTGGACAAGTTCGACTCCGACGCCTGGGCGGACGCTTACAGCGACATGCTGGGCGTGGATCCGAAGCTGGTGCTGGCAAACGACCAGGTGGCAATCATCCGCAAGACGCGCGCGGATGCGCAGGCCGCGCAGCAGAAGCTGGCGGCGGCCGAGCAGGTGAGCAACGCGGCGAAGAACTTTGGGCAGGCTGGAGCGGCAGCGCAGGGCGCGCCGGCGAATGCAAACGGGCCGGGGTCGGACATCATGAACATGTTCAGCGGGTATCAATCGCCCTCTGGGACGGAAGTGCCGCAAGGAGGAGCTTAAGTAATGACAAGCTTGATCAACATGGAGAATACGCCGGCGGAAGCACAGCAGACGGTGAGCCCCAGCGCGGCGGACGCTCCCAAATATCCGTGGGGGCTGAACATCTGCCTCAATGACGACTCGCTCGAGAAGCTGGGCGTGAAGACGCTGCCCTCGGTTGGCACGGAGGTGACGATTGTGGCGCGAGCCACGGTGGCGGCCACGCGGGAAAGCGCGACTGAGGGCGACGGCTCGCAGTCGAGCATAGACCTGCAGATTACCGACATGCAGCTGGACGGCCTGGGCATGGATCTCTTTGGCCGCGCCGCGAAGATTTTGTACGGGAAGGCGAAGTGAGCAGTTACGATCCCACCGATCTCCCGAAGCAGCAGGCCGACAAGCGCGAAGAAGACGCGCGCAAGCGGGTTGCGCGCCAGCAGGAGATCGGCGACCTGAAGTGGTTGATGAGTTCTCCACGCGGCCGGCGCTTTGTGTGGCGGCTGCTCGATCTTAGCGGCCCGTTCCGGCTTTCCTTCGATACGAACGCCATGAAGATGGCCTTCCAGGAAGGAAACCGGAATATGGGCAATCAACTGTTGAACGAAGTGATGAATCTGTGCCCGGAGCTCTATCCGGTCATGGTGAAGGAGCAGCGCAATGACAGAGACGGCAGCGGCGACCAATCCAACTGAAGCCAGTGCCTCTATAGAGGCGCCCGGAACGCTTTTGGCACAGGCCACGAGCGCGACGGACACAACCCAGCAGACGCAGACTACGCAGACTCAGACGGCAGCCGCCGCTGAGACGCAAACGAGCGAGACCACGACCGAAGCAGCCGCAGCTACCGAAGCGGCCGCGGCTGCCGGAGCGCCGGAGAAGTACACCTTCACGGCTCCGGAGGGGACTGAGTACGACCCCGAGGTTTTGGAATCGTTCAGCGGCGCGGCCAAAGAGGCCGGACTGACGCAGGATGCGGCGCAGAAGCTGATCGAGAAGATGGCGCCCGCGATTGCTGCGCGCCAGGCCGATCAGATACAGGCGATCCACAAGGAATGGCTGGACAGCTCGACCGCCGACAAGGAGTTTGGCGGGGAGAAGCTGGCTGAAAACCTTGGCGTGGCTCGCAAGGCGCTCGATACTTTCGGGACGCCGGATCTGCGCAAGCTGCTGGACGAAACCGGCCTTGGAAATCATCCGGAGGTAATCCGGTTCATGTTCAAGGCAGGTAAGGCCATCAGTGAGGACAAGTTCGTGGGAGGCGGCGCCGCGACTGGCGGCCGCGCCCTGGGCGACGTTCTCTATGACAAAACGAAGAAAGGATAACGGATATGCTGTTTTCCAATGGCTACAATTCTCTGGTTGACATTGCCAAATCGTTTGGCCCGGACGGCAAAGTCGCCGCCGTGGCCGAGCTGCTGAATACATCCAGCGAGCTTGTAAGGTACGCGAACGTCATTGAAGGCAACCTTCCCACCGGCCATAAGAGCTTCGTGCGCACGTCACTTCCGGTGATTGCTCCGCGGCGCTTCTATGTCGGCGTGCCGTCCACCAAGTCCACGGTGGCGGCCGTTGAAGACACGAGCATGATGTATGAGGCGCGTCCCCAGATCGACGTGGACGCTGCAAAGCTTAACGGGAATTCCGATGCGTTTCGACTGCGCGAGACGCGGGCGCATACGGAGGCGATGAACCAGGCCTACCAGACCGCGCTTATTTACGGGAACGCGAACACGCAGAAAGACTCGATTCTAGGCCTGACGCCGCGCTACAATGCGATCTCCGGAGGCGGACCGCAGGCGCAGAACATCATCAATGCCGGCGGCAGCAACGCAGCGAGCAACACGTCCGTGTGGCTGGTGGTGTGGGGAGAGGACACGGTCACCACGTTCTATCCCAAGGGTGACAAGGGCGGCCTGACCCAGGAAGACCTGGGCGAAGTCGATGCTTTCGATGCAAACCATAACCCGTACCGCGTGTTTGGGGAGCGGCTGGTGTGGAAGTTCGGGCTGGCGGTTCCCGACTGGCGCTACGCGGTGAGAGTCTGCAACATCAGCGTGAGCGACCTGACGGGCCAGACAGGCACGCAGGCCATCACGGCAGCCACCTGGATCAACAAGCTGATGATTCGGGCGCTGGGACGCATCCCCAGCATGGGCATGGGCAACGCCACGTTCCTGGCCACGCGCACAGTGAAAGAGATGCTGTCGATCGGCGCGCTGGACAAGAGCCAGAACATCCTGAGCTTCACTGCCGCGCTCGACCAGTATGGGCGCGTGGCCCCTGGCTCCGTTGCCGGCACCGGCACGCAGATCCAGGGCGGCCAGCTTATGTTCCAGGGCGTCCCGGTTCTGACCGTCGACCAGATCCTGGGAACGGAGGCCGTGGTCAGCTAACGGCCCGGTCCTCAACAGCCCATTAACGAAATTTGAGCGCGGCGCCGCAGGGCGCCGGGAAGGATAAAGACTATGGGAATGCTCGATTCAAACCTGATCTTCTGTGAAGCTCAGGCTGTGACAGCCACGGGTGATACACCCTCAACGAATGTGTACGACACCGGCAATGGCAACGGCTCCGGCGACGCGGGCCTGACAGGCGAGAACCTCTGGATCAACGCCGTATGCACGACAGCGGTGACTTCGGATGGTTCGGCAACGGTGCAGGCAGTGCTGCAGAGCTCGGCCGATAACACGACGTTTACCGACGTAGTGGCTGGGCTGCCGATTGCAAAGGCGAGCCTGCTGGCGGGGACGGTGATGCTGATGGTGCAGCCGCCGCCAGGGATGCTGGAGTATTGGCGCGTGGTGTGGCGCGTGGGAACGGCGGCGCTTACGGCCGGCGCTTTCGACGCGTGGGTGAGCAACACGATCCAGGACAACGTGAGCCGTAACTCAGGCTTCTCGGTCAACTAACGCGGTGAAGGGGCTTCCGTGAACGGGAGTCCCTTCATCGATCTCAGGGGGTAATAAGAAAGGAGGGACGGAATATGGCAAGGGTGCGTGCACTGCGCGACTGTTACATCGATCAAATTCGCCTTGAGGGCGAGGAGTTCGACTACACGGGGCCGAAGAACGAGAACCTGGCACCGACGAAGAAGGCAAAAGCGGACGCCGACCTGGCTGAAGCTCAGGCTGAGAGCGCGGCGGCTGAGGCCGAGGAAAAGGCGGCGAAGTAGAAGCACTGGGCGCTGAATAGCGAAGGATGGGGGCTGAGGTAACCGCCTGGGCCCCATCTCTTTTGTGTGAGGGATTAAATGAGCGAAGTTACGATCTGCAACCTGGCGTTGAGCCATCTGGGGGACACGGCCCAGGTGACGAGCATCAAGCCGCCCGACGGCTCAGTGCAGGCGCAGCTTTGCGCGAATTTTTATTGGACCGCACGCAATGCCCTGCTGGAAATGGCGTCGTGGGGGTTCGCGACGCGGCGCGTGGCGCTGGCCGAGGTATCCAATCCGACGGTGAGCAGTTGGATTGCTCCAGATGGCGATACGGAGACGAGCCGCGGGACCTGGCGCTTCGCTTATGCGCTGCCCAGCGGAGCGATCAACGTGCTGGCCGTGATTCCGCCGGGAGCGGACAGCGATTACCAGATGTGGTTTCGGCCGGGGGAGCACGATCATCTGGCGCTCCATCCGCAGGGTTATCTTCCCGAACCCGGCGCGCCGTTGGATGTGCCGCAGCCGTTCGCGGTCGAGACGCAGACGGATGGGTCGCAGATTGTGCTGACGAATGTGCGGGGCGCGATTCTGCGCTACACGACGCTGGTGGAAGACACCACAAAGTTCAGTCCGTTGTTCACGCTGGCTCTGAGCTATCTACTGGCTTCGATGATTGCCGGGCCGTTGATCAAAGGCGACGTCGGCATGCAGGCCGCGGAGCAGATGCTGCAAATGTTCACTTCGTTCAAAGGGCAGGCCGAGGCGAGCGACGCGAACCAGCGGAAGACGCGCGTAGAGCCGGCGGTTTCTTGGATCAGAGGTCGCTAGATGGGGAACACGCGAGTCTATAGCCGAAGTTTTGCCGGCGGCGAATTGTCGCCGGAGATGTTCGGGCGCATTGACGACGCCAAGTTTCAGAGCGGGGCGGCGGAGCTGGAGAATTTTCTGGTGACGCCAACGGGCGCGGCGAAGAACCGGGCGGGCTTTGCTTATGTGAGCGCGACGAAGAACAACGGCATCGCGCGGCTGATCTCATTCACTTTCAGCCTGAACCAGACGATGGCGATCGAGCTGGGATTGGGGTACGCGCGATTCCACACGATGGGGGAGACGCTCAAATACTCCACGGAGCAGCCGGCGTTCCTGCCTTCGGCGCAGGTCACCTACACGATCGCATCGCCGACGGTGATTACCTGGGCCGGCCACGGCCTAACCAGCGGGCAATCGGTCGTGCTGGCGATCCTCCTCACCGATGAACCAACGGGCGCTTATCCCACTGGGCTTGGATATGGGCCTTACGACGTCGAGGTCATCGATGCAGATAGCTTCCATCTTATCGATGCGGCAACGGGAGACCTGGCTGCGGTTACAGCAGCAGCCGAGGATAGCGGTCTGGCCGTGCAGCCGAACCACGCCATCGGCGATATAGTGAGCCACGGAGGCGTCTTCTATTACCGGCTGGGGGTGCCCCCTTCTTTAGTTCCCGGGAGCATTTATCTCGATACGAACCCTGCCACCGACGAATACTGGTACCTGCTGCCGACCGATCTGACCTACGAGATTCCCACGCCTTACGCGACAGCCGATCTGTTCAGCATCCACTATGCGCAAAGCGCGGATGTGATGACGCTGGTGCATCCGAACTATCCTCCGCAGGAGCTGGCGCGGTTGAGCGCCACGGCCTGGGCGATGACGCCGTTCAGCTTTGCGCCGCCGCTGGCGACGCCGCAGAATGTGGCCGTGGCTGCGTCGCCGGGCTACCTGGCGCAGATCGAGTCGGTGACGGACGGCACGGTAGACGGTTCGGGCGTTTCTTATGTGGGGCAGGCGCTCATCACCACCGTATCGAGCCACACGCTGGCGCTGGGGGACGGCGTTTATGTGGCCAACCTGACCTACACGCCGCCCTCCGGACCGCCGGTGGTGCTCGACGGGTTCTACATGGTCGCGGCGGTACCCGTGGATTCGAGCGGCAACCTCATCAACGATGAGCTCTACCTGATGGACTACAGCGGCAACAATCTTGAATGGGAATCCACGGGGAGCTACTCGTACGGCGCCACCATTCAGTATGGGACGAAGATCTTCAACATCGTGAGCCCTTACGCGGTGCAGGCGTTCGGGTCGGACGGGGTGAGCTCGAGCCTGCTGAGCGCTTCGGTCTCAGTCTTGAACAACCTCGACGTTCCGGGAAGCTTCAACACCATCTCCTGGGCGGCGGTTGCCGGCGCCGCGAACTACAGCGTCTATAAGCAATTCAACGGGCTGTGGGGATTCATCGGCACGACGCCGTCGCTGAGCTTTGTGGATAACAACATTGCGCCGGATATGAGCATCGTGCCGGGTACGCCTTACGGGGTGTTTTCCGGCGCGGGTAACTATCCTGGAGCCGTGTGCTACTTCCAGCAGCGGAAGTGCTTTGCGGGAACGTTCAACGCGCCGCAGAATGCGTGGATGTCGAACTCCGGCACGGAAAGCATGTTCAGCTACTCGCTGCCTTCGCTGGATACGGACGCGGTGGTGTTTCGCGTGGCGGCGCTGCAGGCGGACACGATCCAGCACCTGATGCCGATGCTGGAGCTGATCCTGCTGACGAGCGAGAGCGAGTATGCGCTGGTTCCGGTGAACTCCTCGGCAATCACGCCATCGTCAGTGAGCGTGAACCCGCAGAGCTACATCGGCGCTTCCGGGGTGCAGCCGACGATCATCAACACGTCAATGGTGTACGCGGCCGCGCGCGGCGGCCATGTGCGCGAGCTGGGCTATGCGTGGACTGTGAACGGCTACATGACCAATGATCTCTCGCTGCGGGCGGCGCATCTGTTTGACAACCTGACCATCGTTGACCAGGCATACTCGAAGGCGCCGTGGCCGATTGTCTGGTTCGTGTCGAGCGGCGGAGACCTGCTGGGACTGACGTATATCCCCGAAGAGCAGCTCGGCGCGTGGCATCACCACTCGACAGAGGGCACATTTGAGTCGATTGCCTGCGTTTCGGAAGGCGCGGAAGACGTGCTCTACGCGGTGGTGAACCGGACGATCAATGGCCAGACGGTGCGCTACGTGGAGCGGATGGCGACGCGGCAAATTACAACCCTCTCGGCCGGATTCTTTGTGGACGCCGGCATCACGCAGACGTTTGGAGCTCCGAAGACTCAGATCACCGGTCTGACCTGGCTGGAAGGCTGCACGGTGGCCGTGCTGGCTGACGGCGGCGTGCAGTCGCAGAAAGTAGTAACGGGCGGCGCGATCACGCTGGACCACGCGGCAAGCACAGTTACCGTGGGGTTGCCGTACATGAGCGATTTACAAACACTGCCCGCGGTGATGCAGTTGGATGGCTATGGGCAGGGGCGCACGAAGAACATCAACAAGGCGTGGGTGAAGGTGTACCAGTCGAGCGGGATTCTGGTGGGGCCGGATGCGGAGCACTTGACGGAGATCGCGCAGCGGACAAATGAGCCATGGGGATCTCCGCCCTCGCTCAAGACTGCGGAGCTGCTGGTGTTGAATACGCCGAGCTGGCAGGAGAACGGCCAGGTACTGATCCGGCAGGCGCAGCCGCTGCCGCTGGAAGTAGTGGGACTGACGCTGGAGGTGGCCATCGGTGGGTAGTATTCCGTTTTTACCAATGCAGACGCTGGATAATCTGCCTACGTCCGGCGTGCCCGGGCCTCCGAATTTCCTGACGTCGAGCTGGGACGGCGTTCAGAACTGGTTTACGGGCCAGAACGCCAACACGACGGGCATGTCGCCCACCATGGCGCAAACGGCGCAGACGGGGCAGGCGCTGAAGAACGTGGGCCTGATCACGTCCGTGCTCGGCGGAGTCAGCTCGGCGATCGGAAGCTTTTATGCGGCGAAGACGGCGCAGTACCAGGACAAGTCGCAGGCCTCTAGCTTTGCTTTTCAGAGCGACATGGCGGCCATCAATTCAAGCCGCGCGGAGATGACGGCCGAATCGATCGAGGAGAGCGGCAAAAGCCAGATTGCTAACTACACGCTGCAGGCCGGGGAGCAGAAAGCGCAGGCGACGGCTTCAATGGCCGCGCGCGGCATTGCGCTGGGCGTGGGCAGCTCCGCGACTGTCGCCGCGAGCATGGACGTGCAAAAGGACCTGAACGTGATGGCGATCAACTCGAACACCACGCGGCAGGCCTGGGCGGCGCGCGAGCAGGGCACGGACTACGCGAACCAGAGCTTGCTGGACCGCACCAGCGCGGTCAACGCAACGCGCTCGGCCGGATCGATCTCACCCGTCGGAAGCACGGTGAACAGCCTGCTGGGATCGGCGACGCAGATCGCGGGCCAGTGGAACATGAATCAGTGGCTGAAGCAGCGACTGGCGCAAGGAATGCCGGTGCCGCAAATTGGAATAGGAGTGGGAGCTTAACATGCCAATGGTGCCGAGGACTTTTGCGCCGGGAGAAGTTCCCTCCACGTTTGCGCCGGATGTGAGCCAGGGCGCGACGCCGATTTCGCCGGCGAACTCGCCCTGGGTGAGCCCGATGCGGAACGCCGCGCCGGGACTGCTGACGCAGACCGGCTCGACGCTGATGCAGGCCGGCGACACGGAAGCCAAGCTGGGCAACACCATCGGCGATCGCGTGCAGGACACGATGGACGATGCCCAGACGAAGGCCGCAGAGACGCAATTTCTGAGCGCCGCGCTGCCAATGCTGGGGCAATACAAGTCGACGGAGGGGATCAACGCTACGCAGCAGTTCGATCCGACAGCGCAGGCGATCGTAAAAGCGCGGCAGGATGCACGTACGTCGCTGACGAACCCGATTCAGCAGAACATGTTCGACCAGGTGACGAATAATCACCTGCTGACGCTGGGCCAGCAGATGGCCGACCATGAGAACGTGCAACGCGTGCAGTACGGCAAGGATCAGGCCAAGGCGCGCGCGGAAAGCCTGAACACGATGAGCACGCTGGACGTGGCCGGGCGCAACCGTGACGACTCAAACTTTGCGAAGTTCGGCGCACAGTCGGATGCGGAAGTGCTGAACTACGCGGGGTTGAGCGGCGTGGCGCCGGACAGTCCGCAGGCCGATCAGATGCTGCGCCAGAACCGGACAGACCGGTACAGAAGCGTTGTGACGTCGCTGCTGGATCAGCACGCGTACAACGAAGCCTCAGACTTCTTCGACGCGCATAAAGACGAGATGGATATGCGGCAGGCCGAGATGATGGGCAATGCAGTGAAGTCCGCCTCGAAGGCCGAGCAGGTGACGGAGTTCCGCAACCAGGCCGTGCAGAGCCTGCAAAAGACGCCGGGCGCGGGTCCGCTGACGCAGCCGATTCCCGCGGGGACGATCTCGACGACAGACGGCGTGGACGGGATCGACATCCACACCGCGCCGGGAACGAACGTACACGCGCCAGCGAGCGGGACCGTGACGAAGGTGTGGATGGATCCGCAGCTGGGCCGTTCTGCCCAGATTGCGCTGCCGAACGGCTATACGGCAACTTTCAACGGCCTGGGCGCGGTTAACTACACCGAAGGCCAGAAGATCACACAGGGCCAGACGTTGGGGCTCACCGGCAAGGACGACACCGGCCAGGGCGTGATGCACTATGCGATGACTGATCCGGACGGGAAATACATCGACCCGCGCCAGGCGGTGAGCGCGCCTTTCGATCCGAAGAATTTCAGCAGCCCGGCGGATGAGGAAAAGGCAGTCGGCTGGGTGAACGCGAACGTGAGCGACCCGGTGCAGCAGCGCGAGGCCGAGAGCCAAGTGCGGAGCCTGGCGAGCATGAACCGGCAGATCGACAACCAGGAGCACGCGGCCGTGCTGAAACAGGCGACGGACTACTGGTTCGATAACGGGCAATCGCTTGCGGGGCTGCCCCATGACGTCAGTATGCAGCTCACACCGGAGGACCTCAACGGCTTTAACGAGAAGGCGAAGCAGGAATACCTGCTTAATCAGTCGGTGCTAGGTGAAAAGGAAGTGAACCTGTTGGCGAGTTGGGACGCGGATCCCAAGCAGCAGACCGTCGATACCGTGAGGCAGGCCTACGCGCAGGGGCAGCTTTCAAATGCCAGTTACTTGACGGCGCTGCGTCAGGCGACGGCTATGCAGGGTAATGAGGATAAGATTCGCGCCGTTACCACTGACCACGATCAGCTCACAGACATCTTTACGATGAACCAGCTGCCAAACCTGGCCGAGCCTAAAACCACCGCCGATAAAGTGCAGCGCGTTCAGTTGGAAACTGCGATCAAGAACGAGATCGACAACCAGCAGCAGAAAAATGGCCGCGTATTGAGCTGGGACGAAAAGGGCAAGATCGCGCGGGACATGACAATCGACAAGGTCTACACGTCGGGGGTATTCAGTACCAGCGGCGGCCTCAAGCCGGTGGCCACGCTCACTCCAGACGAGCAGAGCAAAGCCACTGTGTGGATTGGCAACCAGAGCGTCAGGATGATGGACATTCCGCCGCGCTACACGGTGCAGGCGATGCAGGACCTGCAGTCGAACGGGATGCCGTCTACGCAGGCGAATATTGCCGCATGGTGGCTCAGACAAGGGAAGCCGACGAAGTGAGCACACCTAACTCAGGGTTGAGTATCGCTCAACAGATGGCGGCGGACGGCTCGCTGCCGGATATGCCGTCGACCGGCGTCCCGATGCGGGCGGTGGTTGCGGCTGCGTCTACGATGAATCCCGATAAGGAAGCGCAGGCGCAGCAGCTCTCGCAGCAAACGGGAATGGGCGTTGACCTGGTGCGCAACAATCCCCAGGCCGCGCAGCAGCGGGCGACGGCGGCGGACCTGGATCGCCGGGATATGGAGATCAGGAACCCGATCCTTGCGCGGCAACTGCAGGACCCGAACTTTGCCGGCGTTGCGCATGACGACCTGGATAGCCTTTCACGCATTGACGAGGGCGCGGCGCAGCTGCGCGCGTATGATCCCACATGGCGCGAGAAGGTCAGCGACGCCGCGCAGAGCGCCTTTGAGGCGATAGGCGGCTCGGGAAGCCTGAAGCAGCGCGTGTTTGACTATCCGCTGTCTCGCGTGGCGATCGATGCGCTGGAGGGCACGGAAAGCTTTGCCGGCAATGTTGGTTCGTTTGCCGGCTGGCACGGGAACAATCCCGGAGGCCTGAACTCACTCCAAATAGCCGCGCGCACTCTCGATCCCGCTGCGGTTGGGGAGCAGGAGACGGGCCTCGACAAGGGCGCGCAGATGCTGGGGCCGATTCTGCCAACGATGGGAATTGGCGCTGGCGCCTCGTTCATTGCGCGGACGCTGGGGCTGAGCGAGAATGCCGCCAAGGTGCTGGCGGCTGCGGGCGTGGGATCCGCGTTCAGCGCTGAGCAGGGCGGGGCAACCCTTACGCAGATGACCGGCACCGGCAAGTCCGATGCCGAGGCGCGGCACGCTGCGGACGTCGTGGCCGGCATGAACTTGGCCCCAAATGTGGCGATGGGCCTGACGGATTTTCTTCCCTTTCTCAAGCGGAGCCCGCTGCTTTCTTCGGTGGGGATGGGCGCGGCAACGGGAGCGACAGGCCAACTATCGCAGAACCTGGTAATGGGGCAGCCGTGGAGCACGCGCCTCGGCAGCGGCGCGCTGCAAGGCGCGGCGGCCATGGGAGGCATGCATATTGGCTTCGCGGGCCTGGGTGGCGAGGCCGACGCTTCCGGGCAGACCCCGGAAGAGAATACAGGGACATCGTTCCAGCAGACGATGGCCGACCTGGTGGACGCGGCGAAATCGTCAAAGCTGCGGGCGCGTTCGCCTGAGGCGTTTCAGTCTTTTGCGAATGCGCAGTTTGAGGGCGATGACAGCCTTCGGATTCCGGCGCAGGATTTCGTGAACTATTTCCAGGAGAAGAAGCTCGACCCGGCGCTGATGGCGAACCAGGTTGGCGCGACGAACCTGGCGGAAGCAGCAACTGCAGGATCCGACTTGGAGATTCCGAAGGCGAACTTCTTCGGGCGGCTCGATCCGGAGCACCAAAAAGGATTGCTGCCGGATTTGATTGACCCGTCTACCGATCTCTCGGCGCGGCAGGCTGAAGCAGGAAAGGCGGAGCTGCAGGACTGGATGGCCAAGGGCGGCGTGGAGAAGCTGCAGGCCGAATACGCGCAGGCAGATGCGGAGACGCAGGCGACGCCGGAGTGGAAGCAGGTTTACAGCGATCTGAAGCAGCGGTACGTCGACGCCGGCGAGACGGAGCCCGCGGCCGACAGCTACGCGACGCTGCACGCGAACGCGATTGCGAACCTGGCTACGCGCGCCGGGCTGAAGCCCGATGAGCTCCTGGCGCTGCATAACCCGGATATCGTGAGTGGAAGTGAGGGTCCGCAATCGATGTCCGCTTCAGAATCGCCTAGCAGTGTACTTGAGCGGGAAGCGGGGAATCGGAGTCAGCCTGTCGAAGGCAATACGAACCCTCTGTACCAGAGTAACGCAGAGAACTTGGATGTCAAGCGACGCGCAGCCCTCGGCAATAGTTTTGAGGCCATTAATTCCTATGGACAGAGCTTCGAAAGTATATACGGCTCCGAAGATTGGCAGGAAATGTCGGAGGACGACCGCCGTGAAGCAATTGAGCAAGATTACAATGAGGCCGAAGAAGAGGAAACGGTAGAACGGGAACGTCAGCAGAGGGATCATGAGCATGACGAAGATTTAGACAGCCGAGTTGCATATATGGACGGCAAGCAGCATCAGGTTGAGGATCTGCTGCGTAAGGCTCGGTTGGATTATACCGTTAAAGGACGGCTCAACTACTCGCGCTATATAAGTGTGGACCTTCCGAACGATGGATCAGCTGAAATCAGAGTGAGTGACCATCAGCCGCCGGCTGGGCGGGGGGGTATGAAGGAAGGCGGAGCCGACTATTACGACGCGGCGGATGTGTCACTTCACCCTGGTGACGATGCGGTCGAGAAGGTACGCAGCCTTCTCTCCGAAAAGGGCGTGAACGCTTTCCATGCGGCTTCGCCAAGTGGGAACGTGCTCTACCAGGAAGGCAAGCCCGATCCGCTGGAGTCAGTGATCGATGACCCTCGGCTGATGGACGCGGTTCCGAGGTCGGTTGTTGAAAAGCTTAAGAAATTGGCGCCGGCAATCGCATCATTTGCTTCGCGGCCTGACGAATGGAACCTTCTTCCCGGCATCCGCGCGGCCGTGGCGAGGCTGGGATCGGTGGAGCGCGAGGGCGACGCGGATAACCCGGTTGTGGATGCGCTGGCGCGAACTCTCGACGGCGATCCGAAGGCCGCGCAAACAGCATTCAAGAGCTATGCGCACGATGCCGATCTGAACGTGTCGGAACGGGCGAACACGACGAACGATGCTTACGACGCCTTTAACCGCGCGTTCGGGAGCAAACTCACTCCGGAGGAGTTTCACAATGCCGTCGAAGAAGCAGCTCAGCGCCAGAACACAGCAAGTGATGCAGACCTATCTCGGGTTGCCGCCGGGGACGAGGGAGCGGGCGGTGAAGAACCTGATGGCCGGAATGGCGCAGCAGGGATTGGCGCCGGGGACGAATCCGGAGCTGGGAGCCGATCCGGAACTGGCGAACCAGCAACTGCCGATGAACGCCCTGCCGATGATGGAGTAAATGCCAAGCGAGGCTGGTTCCGGATGCTGCCGGGTGGCCGCTACGAGATCGGCAAGACGAAGATCGGCGACTTCTCGACCTTTATCCATGAGCCTGCGCACGCATATTTAGAGATGTTTCGCGAGCTGACGCAGCGCGAGGGCGCCAGCGACGCGCTGAAAGACGACTTCAAGAAAATCTGCGACTGGCTGGGCACTACGCCGGAAGAAGCCTATAAAAACGGCTTCACGACGGAGCAGCATGAGCAGTGGGCACGGGCTAATGAGCAGTATGCACGTGAGGGCAATGCGCCCACGTCGGGCCTCACGCGCGCATTCCATAATTTTGCGGTGTGGCTGGGGTCGATCTACCGGCGCGCTGGCGCGCTGGGCGTGGAGCTGTCGAGCGACATCCGCGGCGTGATGGACAGGCTCTATGCCGGCGACGATGCGGTGAACCGGATTGAACAGGAAAGGGGGCAGGAAGCTGGACAGCGGCTGTTCGACAATCCCGAAGAGGCTGGCTGGACCGAGGACGAGTACAAGAAATACGCCGAATCGAAAGGCCTGGAGGTGAACGAGGCCAAGGCGCAGTTGTGGCGCGAGATGAAAGATGCGGCGCTGCGGGAGAAGACGCAGGCCTGGCGCGAAGAGAAGGGCAACGTGCGCGACGCGGTGACGCAGGAGATCGATGCGCGGCCGGAGTACACGGCGATCCGCAGCTTGCGGCGCGGCAAGCTGGATGACGGGACCGATCTGACGTTGAATCGTGACGCGCTGGTGAGCCAGTTTGGCGAAGACCGCGTGAAGGCCCTGCAAAAGCTGCATCCGGGACTCTACCGCCAGGAGGGCGGAACGGACGCGGAGACGGCGGCAGAGTTGTTCGGCTACGGATCGGGCGAGGAGATGATGCGGTCGCTGCAGGCTACGATGCGGCGGACGCCGGCGATCGAGGCGGCTACGCGGGATTACCTGGTCAACAAATACGGCGATGTGCGGTACGACGGGACGCTGAATGACCGGGCGCGCTTTGCGCTGGAGAACAAGGAACACGCCGGGAACCTGTACCGCGAGCTGCGGGCATTGCGGGAGCGGGTTGCGGCTCTGCAGCAGCGTTCTGCCGAGGCAAAGACGGCGATGCGCTCGATTGCGATTGAGCCGCTGGAACACTACCAGGAAGCCGCGCGGCAGATGATCGAGGGGAAAGCGATTGCGGACCTGCAGCCGAACCGGTATTTGAACGCGAGCCGCATGTTCTCTCGCGAGGCGTTTGATGCGGTGCGGCGGGGCGACGCGCAGCGCGCGGCCGAGGCGAAGAACAAGGAACTGCTGAATCACTTTCTATTCCGCGAAGCATCGGCAGCGCGGGACTATGCGGACAAGTTCGCGAGCTACGCGAAGCGGATGCAGAGCCGCGGGATTCAGCAGCGGCTGGGGCTGGCGGACGTGCAGAGCGGGATGGACTACCGTGACCAGTTCAACTGGCTGCTGGCGCGCTACAAGCTGGGACCGGCCGTGCAAGCTCCGGAGCGCAGCTTGCGCGCATGGGCGGAGGATGTGTACGGACAGGGGAACGAGCCGGCGATTGCGCCCGGCATCCTGAACGAGGGCCGCTTTGGCGACTACCGCAATGTGCCGCTGAGCGAAGTGCGCGATCTGCATGACGCGCTGGTGAATGTACGGCACCTGGCCATGCAGGAATTCAAGATGTACGTGCAGGGTAAGCAGGTAGACTTCGCCGAGGCGAAGAGCGCCATGATCGAGTCTGCGCGGGAGAACCTGCGCGTTAAGCCGGAGAAGATCTTCGACGAGAATCGCTCGGGCGCGGACCGCATTGGCAGCGTGGCGCAACGCGGGGATGCGCTGCTGGTGCGCATGGAACGCATGGTGGAATGGCTGGACGGCGGCAAGTCCGGCCCGTGGCACGACAACGTATGGAACCTTGCATCGGACGCGCAGGGCGATGAGTACACGATGCAGCATGATGTAACCCGGACGGTGACCGACGCCCTGGCCGACATGCCGGCGGAGATGCGCAAACGCCTATGGATGGACAAGGTGACCGTGGATGGGGTTGGCGAGCCGCTTTCGCGGCGCCGTATGCTCGCGATCGCGTTCAATATGGGCAATGAGGGGAATCTCGATCGCCTGAAAAAGACCTTCGCTTCGTTCGGATGGGATCCAGACGCGGTCCAGCGCATCGGTGGGATGTTGACGCGCGAGGAATGGGGCTTCGTGCAAAAGGCGTGGGACAGCCTGAAGCCGCTGGGCGAGCGCATGCGGGAGATGGAGACGCGGCTGACGGGGCTGCCTCCATCGATGGTGAAGGTGACTCCGTTCAAGGTTGCGCTGGACGATGGCACGGAGATGGACCTGGCCGGCGGCTACTACCCGATCAAGATGGACCCGCGCTTTTCGGACAAAGGGATGCAGCAGGAGGCGAAGGAAACCGCCCAGAATGCGATGCAATCCGGCTATGTGCGCGCCGCGACGTCGAAGGGGTACACGAAGGAGCGCACCGGGTTCGGCGGCCCGCTGGATCTCGACTATGAGCGCGTGCTGACGGATCACGTTGCGAAGGTGGCGAAGGATCTCTCGCACCGTGAGTTTATGCTGAGCACCCAGCGGCTGCTGCTGGACACAGAAGTGCGCAAGACGCTGCGGGAGACTCTGGGGCCAGCCTACGAGGCGCAGTTCATGCCGTGGCTGCGGACGATCATCAACGACCGCAACGGAAGCGTGCAGCAGGGGCTTGGCGACCTGAGCAACATGATGCAGACGCTGCGCGGAAACATGGTGGCGGCCTCAATCGGTTTCAAGGTGTCCACGTCACTGCTGCAGATCACCCATGCGCCTCGAATGCTGCTATACGCGCGGCCGGGATCGATCGCTCAATCGCTGGTGGACTTTCTGGCGCGGCCGCTGGAGATGACGCGGGAGAATCGAGAACTCTCGCCGAACGAGATGCGCTTCCGCGGCGACAACCTGGACCGCGATGTGCGGGCAGTGTTGCGGGAGCCCAGCTACAAGGAAGGATTCACGAAGAAGGCCGCAATGGCTGCGCGATTCACGCTGGCGACGGTCGATCACCTCTTCAGCCACACACTGTGGCGCGCTGCGTATCGGGATGGGCTGCAGAAATATGCGGACCTGCCGGAGGGCGAGGCTCAGAGCAACGCCGCACACGAAGCGGACAGCGCGGTGCGGCTGGGGTTGGGAACATCGGCGCCGAAGGATCTGCCGGCGATCATGCGCAACAACGACTTCAATAAGATGATCACGATTCTGTACGGCTTTCACAACGGCGTTTATAACCAGCTCCGCGATAACGCGCATCAGGCTCGGTTTGGCGGCGGAAGCCTGGGCGGCCGCGTGGGGAAGCTGACCTATGCCACCGCGCTCACAGCGATTGTGCCGGCGCTGCTGGGCGCGCTGGTGACCGGAGACGGGCCGAAGGACGGGGAGAATCCGGCGCTGTGGGCGGCGAAGCGGGCGCTGCTGTTTTCGGCGGATACGATACCGTTGCTGGGCAGCCTGGCTAATGTCATCGTGGAAGGCCGCGACATGAAGTTCACGCCGCTGGAGAACATGTTCGACAAGGGCGGCAAAGCGATGCTGCACGCGGCTACCCCGAAGGATGAGAAGGACTGGCTGGGGATTGGTCTGGATGCGGCTGAGTCGGGCGGGGAGATGCTGGGCGTGCCGGGATCGGGTCAGGCGGTGAAGACGCTGCGATATATGAAGCGCACGAATGAAGGGAAAGTTGAGAATCCGAACTGGTGGGGCGCACTAGCGGGCGGCGGCTAAGGCCGTGGCGCGGGCCAAACGGGTACGCGCAGCCCTGCGGCGCGCAGCCGGCGCACGTTGCGGATCCGACGTACGAGTCGGAAGAGGATATAGAAACTCGCTCCGAGCATTGTCGCAGTGAACGCGATGTCGAGCCCAGCCTGTTGCTGGTAGGTAAGGTCGGTCCATCCTGATGCCCACCAATGGAGCACTGCGGCGAGCAGTTCATAAGTTGTCAGTGCGCCGAGAATGCCGACGCTGATGGTACATGCGAGCCGCAGATCGATGAATTTTCCGAGTTTCGCGAGCATCACTGGCCCCCTTCATGCTTATTAAGGTAATCGTTTCGCAGATGTTTTGCTATGGCCTCGGATAGCGATTGGATGCCGACAGGCCCTCCATTGCTCTTGCGGACCTGGTATGCCCAGACGACCACACCCTTCTGGACAAGTTGCACGCTCACTGAAGATGTTCCCTCAATGCCCACGCAGTAGGCAAACAGACACCTGGCGATCTTGCTGGCACCGGACTCTGTATGGGCATTGACCGCGCTTGCTGTCAAAACGTAGTCAGCCTGCGCCTTGTCCATCACTATGCGCGCAGGGTCATGCTTCTTGACCATAGCCGCGGCCAAAGCTGTTTGAAAGCTCGGGTCGGTGTCGATGTAAATGGACGGCGCGCTTACTGCTGGCGTCTGCGCCGTTGCCCCCAGCGCGCAGCAGATCACTATCGCGAGCGCAACTATCTTGTTCACTTTGATCCTCTTTCTTGAGAGGCAACAGTTTACCACGCCTGCGTTTTTCGTTGGCTATTACGGAAGTGTGACCAGGGAGTTCTCTATGACCATCAGTTCGACTACGCGGGTGGCGGGGCCGTTCATTGGCGCCGGCACGACGGCAACCTTTCCTTTTACGTTCAAGGTGTTTGAGCCGGCGGATCTGTATGTGGTGACGCTGGACGTGGCGACGAGCGCGATCACGGTGCTGGCGCTGACGACGAATTACACCGTCGCCCTGAACGCAGACCAGGATACGAGCCCGGGCGGCTCGATCACGCTCACGGCCGGCAACCTGGCCACCGGCCTCACGCTGACGATTACCACGGACATGGCCGAGCTGCAGAACCTGGACCTGGCCAACGGCGGCGCATTCTATCCAGACACGATCAACGCGGCGCTGGATACGCTGACGATCCTGGTGCAGCAGCTCGCGCTGCGGGCGGCGCTGGCGCTGCAGCTTCCCCTCACCGACTATGGCGCAACTGTAACGCTGCCGCCGGCAGCCGAGCGCGCAGGCATGATGCTGATGTTCGACGCTGACGGCAATCCCGCGCTGATTTCTGTCGCGCCCGGGGGCACAATTCCCGGCGCGCAAGCAGCAACCGGCACGGTGGACGGCGTGAACACAACTTTCAGCTTTACCGCCTCGGCCGAATCGATGCCAGTTCCGCTGGTGTTCGCAGGGGGAGTTTTCCAGACGCCGGGAACCGATTACGGAACTCCCACCCTGCAAAGCGGATCGACCTGGCAAATAGTGTTCACCGCCGGCCCAGCTCAAGGCCCCATCACCGTTCTGTTGCTCGCATAATCACCCGGTGACGAAGACCCGCCGCCGGGGAGCGCCGATATTAAGGAGAAGTAAATGAAGAAGCTGATCTTTGTTCTCGCGCTGGCGGCCGCTGCCGCAGCGCAGACGCCGCAATATCTCCCTGCCAACGGCTCGAAGACCGTCGGCCTGCCGCATCCGACGTACGACGTTACAGTGTACGGCGCGAAAGGCGATGGGGCGACGGATGACACGGCCGCGGTTCAGGCGGCGTTCACTGCCTGCTACAACAACAACGTCGGATTCTATGGGGGCGTGGTTCAATTCCCCGGAGCGCGGAAGTATGTGATTTCCGCAGGCATCGATGCGTACCATGGTTGCTCGGTAGAGGGAATACCGAGTGCAAGTTCCGGTGGGACAACTCCCGCTTCTATCCTGTGGAACGGTCCGGCGACCGGAACTATCTCTCAGATTACGCAATCTGCGATTGCGTCCAACGTAGCTACGATTACAGCCACAAACACATTGTCTGCCGGCGAGTGGGTCATCATCCAGGGGTTGACGGCTGGATTTTGCCTGAACAATCTGGTAGCGCAGGTCAGCGCGACCGGATTGACTACCTCGCAGTTTGAGATACCGACAGGTCATGTCTGCACAAACGAAAGCGCAACGAGCGATTCAGGAACGGCGACCACAACCAGCGTGGCTTTTTACACGGATACCACGGCAAGATACGAACAAGTCATCAAGGGAATCTACCTCAACGGATACCCAGGGCTTCCCGCCGCGAATCAGTTCGGCGTAGGCTTTTATTTTGGCAGCCGCGTTGATTCCGGAACCATGATCCTGAATGACAATGTGGATTCCGGAAAGTATTTTGATTACTATTTTTCAAATGGCGGAATCGATTTTGAGATGGACAAGGGGTGGCGCTCAGACGGAGCGGCGAGCGTTGCGATGCTTTATTGGAGAGTGGGAGCCGTTGATTCTTTCAGCATTTCAAATGCTTCCCTGAGCGCTCAACAGGTCAACTCAAATTCTGGAGCCTATGTCATGCTGGATAATTCGGCTTGTTTTGCAGGTTCTCAAGTGAAGATGACTTCCCGCAATATCCGAATGGAAGTGGATGAGCCGTTTTATCCAGGGTACGGAGGAATCACATTGCTGGATTGCCCGTCCAATTCTGGTACGCAATTCACGCTGGATATGGAAGGTAGCTATCAAGTCAACCAATCGCTCACTACGGCGGGATTCAACGCACCTTCTATCGTGATGAGCCCCCCTAACGAATCTGCGCTGCAGCTGACCGCCATCAATGGAATTTTCGCCGCGGGAACTGGAGCAAACAATACTACTCCGTTTGTCGGACTGCCAAGCATATCGCGAAATAACATGACAGGATCGAATGGGAGTACGCCTTTCATCTCCTACTCACCGCCTATAAATGTTGGACAGACCGCACTGAAAGCGCCCGCGCAATCTCTCAATGACGTGAATATCAATCAGTTATGGCAGTACAAAACACAAGCGGCGGATTTTCTGTATTCAGACACGGCATTTGCCGCGCTGCCGAACGGGACAACTTTGCTCGCCGGGCAGATCGTTGCGCCCCCTTCCTACTGGGCATCTACAAGCGCTACGGAGCGGTACGGCCTGAATGTAGTCGTGACGGCTGGAACAACCGGGACGCCAAACAATGGGCAGACTACTTGCACGTCGCCGTCTAGCGCCGTGCTCAACTGTACGGCTCCGCAAGCAACGGTTACGGCTAGTTCTTGCTCTGGGACTACTCTTACCTTCACGGTCGCGTCTGGAGGCTCGACCTTCGCAACAGGCTATCGATTCTGGACAGCGGGAACGGCGGAGAGTTACCTGAATTCCGGTCCCTATACCGTTCTTTCATCTACGTCCACCAGCGTTTCAACTAATTATGCCTGCCAGACATTTACAGGGAATCCATCCGATACCGGCACTTTGACTCTTTCCTCGACGCAAGACCTGTCTCTAGGCCAGCACGTTTCTGTAGCGGGGATTGTCACAAACAGTATCATCGGCGCTATCAATGCGGGAAACCCAGCAAACATCATCATCACACTTATGAACGGAACTACGGTCACGGGCTCACCCGGCGCACTGACTTACTCGGCACCAGTGCTTGGGAATGAAATGCAGTTGTTGACGAAGGCGGCAGCGGCTCCTACTACGGGAACGTGGCTGCAAGGAGATATTGTTGAAGACTCAGACGCATCGGCAACTGGAGTTTGCGGTTGGGTTAATACCACAGGAGGCTCGCCAGGAGCATGGGGGAACATCTATTGCGGGAGCGGCGGCGCCGGAATCACTCTGACAACAACAGGATCAAGCGGAGCGGCCACCCTCGCCGGCAGCGTATTGAACATTCCTATTTACAGCGGCGGCGGAGGTGGAGGAAGTGTCAGCAGTGTAGCCCTTGTAGGTAGCGGGACCGGACACTTGTTTTCTGCAACTGCCGGAACTCCTGTAACGAGCAGCGGCAATTTGAATATAGATTCGCAGTTGCTGACACAAGCAGCAAATTGCATCTTGGCTGGTCCTGCTTCGGGATCGGCTGCCGATCCGACTTGCCGCACTATGGTGACTGCTGATCTACCTGCGTTTGTGGCGATGACAAATTTGAATAATACTTTCCTCGAAAGTCAAACTATTTCTCCTAGCAGCGGATCGGCAACACTTTTTATGGACTCTGCAAAGAATTGGTCAATTGGTTCTACGCTAATTGGAACTTTTGCTATCGACGATATTACCGATGGTGTCATTCCCTGGACTTGTACGAACTTACTTTGCACTTTTAATGTTCCCGTGTCGCTGCCGACGGGAAGCGTTGTTCCCCTCTCTACCGTCTCGGGCGTTGGAACCGGAGTAGCAACTGCGCTTGCGATCAACACCGGGTCTGTCGGCGCATTCGGCGTGCTTATCGGCTCAGGCACTGCCGCGATGAATACCGCAGCCGTGGGATCGGGAGCGTGCGAAACAGTTGTGACGGTAGCAACGTCAGGTGTGGCGACTACGGACACGATCCAGGTGGGGTTTAATGGCGATCCAACCGCAGTGACTGGCTACGGCGTTTCGGCGACGGGCGAAGTTCTACAGATATACCCGTATCCTACTTCAGGTAACGTCAATTTTAAGGTTTGTAATTCGACTGCGGATTCGATCACTCCCGGAGCACTCACACTCAATTTTAAGGTGTACCGATGAAAATATTCCTAGCCTTCTTGCTTGCTTCCGCAAGTTGTTTCGCGCAGGGGCCAACGCTGCCTTTTGGTGCTGTGACAAACAGTTTGGGGCCAACCTACACAGATACTTTTGCGCGCGCCAATGGCGGACTTGGTACTAACTGGACCACCGTAACAGGATCTGATTGCGATCCTGCGATTGTGTCGGATTTTGTAATGGCTTCGACAGCTCCCTGCACGCATTCCTTGGGAGCCTACAGTGCGGGCACCTTTCACAATAATCAATACACGACTTCTATCGTTGGGACTGAGAGTTCTATTTCATTTCAATCGCTTGTCGTGCGCTCGGGAAGCGGCAGGTGCTACAACGATGGATATACAGGCTACTCGACATCCTGGGCCCTTGGCGTGCTGAATCCCACTCCCACCGACTTTGGGGCCGTCGCGCCGACTAACTCCGCGCCAGTGGTGGGCAATACGCTGGGATTGTATGTGGCGGGCACAGGGCCGGTCTTCTTCTGGTCGATGCTTGATAGCGGGAGCGGACTTACGATCAACGCCACGGCAGTAGATAGCACCTATAACTTCAACGGGGGGGTGCCCGGTGTTGGAGTTGTAGAGCAGAATTCAGTTCCCACTGCGACGACAGGCACATGGACCGGCGGCAGCCTTCCCTCGTTCAGTTCTGTGCCTGCGGACAACTTCACGAGAGCAGATGCCGGATGGCTGGGCGTGAACTGGTGGTTCAACTGGGGGTCCGACGAAGGCGGAGGATGGGTGCTTACGGGGAACAAGGCGGTGCCAGCTCTAGCCAGTCTTGGTTCGTGGGCGGGCGCAATCTGGACGACGCCCTTTGGTCCTAATCAGTCCTCCAAGATCACAGTGGGCGGTGGCACCTGGATAGGCCCGCTTGTTCGAGATACACCTATCAACGGTGGTTTGGACAACCTCTACGCCGCGCTTGAAAATGGCGGCAACATCGACCTGTATGTGAGAGTTGCCGGAAGCTGGACATTGTTAGGCCAATGGGCACATACACAAGCGCCAGGCGAGACGTTGGAGTTAGATGCGAGCGGAACCAGCACCGTCACGTTGACCATACTCATCAATGGCACGGTGTTCCAGACCTTCTCCGATTCCACTTATCACATCGCAGGCAATTATGCCGGGTTCACGGCTTTAGGCTCCGGCATATCGGTAAGCAACTGGATTGGCGCGACATTGCCATGACAGCTTTTGATTTGATCGAATCGATCTTCTCGCGCGTGCAGGCGGGTGTGCCGGGGAATGAACGGCGCGTTTCTCCGGAGCAGCAGCGGTACTTGCGCGACCTGATCGACGAGGATCCGGAGGGCGGCGCGTTCAGGCCGGATGGCCCGGGGCGGATGGTATGGGCGCCGAGCGGCCGTCACAAATACATTCTGACGGAAGGCACCGGCCCGGGCTGGGGGAAGCTGACCAGGCTGAGCAGCTTGAATGCTTCGGCGATGGGGAGGCTGTTCTAGCCGGTTTTATGTTCCATGGCGATCGCGGCGGTCTCGCTCTTGACCGGTTTCTTTTTTGGCTCGATGGCCAGCACGGCCGCATATTTCACGCGGCGCCGATGGTGCGCATAGTATTCCATCATTTTCTTGCCGACGTGGCCGGCGATGGAGATTACGGTGTTTTCATTGACGTCGTTCTCGAGCAGCCGCGTGATGCAGTGGTGACGTAGATCGTAGGGGTTTAGTTCCGCGAAACCCGTTGCCGTGCGCAGCTTCTCCCAGCTCTTGCGCAGAAACCAGCGCGACGCGGGCCGCGTGGGATCGTAGGCATTGCGCTTCATCCTGAATGGAAAAAGGTAATGCTCCGGCTCGCAGGAGCCCAGCTTCAACGCGCGTTTATAGCACTGCGCCACGGCCCATTTGGCGGTGTGGTTCAACGCGATCTTTCGCGGCCGCGATGTGTTTTTCACCGAATCGTCGGGGATATAGATTTCGGAGATCTCATCATCGCCGTTCAGAAACAGATTCTTCAGCCGTAATCCGCGGAGCTCCATGCCGGCGGCCGTGGTGTTGTTGGTGATGGTGGCCACCCAGTAGGCCAGCGCGGCCTCAGGATGCCGGCTGGCGATCTCCCATAAGCGTTCTTCCTGTTCTTCGGTGAGGATCTCGCGGGGGCTCCAACTGGGAATGGAGAGCGGGAAGTAGTAGGGCTTGATGCGATGCCAGAGCCGGCAGTGAGTAAGCATCTGGCCAACCACGGAGAGCTCATGGTTGATCATGGAGTGCCCGGCTGCACGCTTCCATGGCTTCAGTTCGCGGCCGGCGGAGCGCAACCGGTTATTTTGCCGCGCGATCTGATAGCCGCGAATATGGCCCGGCGTAATGTCTCGCAGGCGGAGGGCGCCGAAAAATCTTCCCAGCGCATCGATGTAATCCTGGGTGGTCTCGTGAGTGCGGTCGCGCAAGTCTGAATCTTGCCGGCGCAGCAGCATCCAGGACCGGCCGGCATCATTGAACGGCATGGATGCCAGGTCAAGATTGTCGGCGACCAGGGCGCGGTTGGCCGCCTGGCAGGCGGGACAATCGGCATGGTCTGGAGTGTGATCGAGCGAATTGTTGGGGTCGAAGGCTGTCGTGCTGCCGGAAACCTGTACGAGTGCGAGCTGGCCCAATTTATTTTCCGTGGCAACCTGAGGAGCATCGATCAGCGAATCAAAATCCAGAGTGAATCCATCTGGAAGCGGCTTGGACTTTCTTTGTTGTCGTGACGGAACCAT